ACGAACTACCCCAATATCCAACCGAAGATATTTATAATTTTCTTCGGTCATCTTTACGAAGTGTAGACCCTGAGATTCCTGTATATATGAGAGCTACAGGTAACCCTGGAAACGTAGGTTCACAGTGGGTTAAGGATATGTTTGTTGACCCTGCCACACCTAATAAAAAGTTTAACATAGAAATTAAAACGCCTAATGGTGTAAAAAAAATATCTAGAAGATTTATTCCTGCCAAACTTCAAGACAATCCTTACTTGATGCAAACAGATGATTACTACGCCATGTTAGCATCTTTACCTGAAGTACAAAGAAAACAATTCTTAGAAGGTGATTGGGATGCTTACGAAAGTTCTTCCTTCCCCGAGTTCAATAGACAAGTACATGTTATAGAACCTTTTGATATACCAAGGAACTGGATGAGATTCAGAGCAGCAGACTGGGGCTATAGTTCACCTGCTTGTTGTCTATGGTTTGCAATAGATTTTGATAATAATCTATTTGTCTATAGAGAATTATATACACAAAAAATAACAGCAGATATTTTTGCTAGAAAAGTTTTAGAAGCAGAACAAGGTGAGTATATTCGATACGGAGTTCTTGATAGTTCTACATGGGCAAGACGAGGAGATATAGGTCCTAGTATTGCAGAAACCATGATACAAGAAGGCTGTCGTTGGAGACCATCAGATAGAAGTCCTAGAAGTAGAGTAGCAGGAAAACTAGAATTACATAAAAGATTAAGACCAGATGAAGAAACAGGATATCCATCTTTATTTATGTTCGATAACTGTATTAATTTAGTTAGAACAATGCCTATGCTACCAGTTGATAAAAATAATCCTGAGGACGTAGATACACATGCAGAAGACCATGCTTATGATGCACTAAGGTATGGCTGTATGAGTAGACCAATACACCCTGTGTCAAAAAAGTTTCACGATTTTGGTGTAGGACAAACAAGAGATTTTAAACCTGCAGATAAAGTTTTTGGATATTAATGAAAAATATTAAAATAGGATATAGAAACTATCAAATAAAAAATTTAGATTCTATCGTATCAAAGTGTAATGAAATAAATGGACAGTTTCTTGCATCCGATGGAATGATAGCTTTATCATCAACAGAAGATAATATATCTCACACGAATACTTTAATACATGAAATATTTCATGCAATAGTATTTCAATGGGGAATAGAATTAGATGATAAAGAAGAAGAAAAGATTTGCAATACTCTTGCGAATGGACTAACAACTGTATATGTAGATAACCCTTGGTTACTACCTTACATACAGAAACAACTAAAAGGAGATAAATAAAATGGCAATAATGAAACAATACAAGCAAGGCGAATTACCTGAGAACATGTATGGAAACGAAGCCTCAAAGCAGGGCGATTCCAAAACTAATGTTGTAAAGGGTGCTACAGCTTTACCTGCAGATGATTACAGTGAAACAGATGTAACCGCAGGTAGAAAAGCAAAAAGTACTGTAGATAAAAAAGTCTTTTCACTAGCAGACGAAAGAGATTATTAAGAGATAGATAATGCCACACGATAACACAAGTGGCTTGACTTCTGAATCTGATGAGGTAAGTTCCTTATCAGAAGAAAAAGATAAGTCTTACAGTAATCTAGGTTACTTAATTGAATCTAGACTAAAAGAATCAGAACAGGCTCGTCTTTATGACGAGAAGAGATGGTTAAGGTCGTATAGAAATTATAGAGGAATCTATAGTTCTGATATGGCTTTTCGTGATTCTGAAAAGTCTAAAGTATTTGTTAAGATTACAAAGACTAAAGTCTTAGCTGCATATGGACAACTAATAGAAGTTTTATTCTCACAGGGTAAATTTCCTATTGGTATATTTCCAACTACTGACCCAACAGGTACAGAAAAATACGCACATATAAAACCAGATAATACGCAAAAGAGTCCTCGTATGGAGGACATCTATGGTTTTGAAGGTGATGGTAGAGAAATAAGTCCGGGGTCTACTGCTAATGAAATATTAAATGGATTAGCAGAAAAGTATCAGAACGCAGGTTTTGAAAAAGGTGCTGCACCTGATTTAAAAACTATGCCTCAAATAGAACCTGCAGAAGAAGCTGCTAAAAGCATGGAGAAGTTAATCCATGACCAGTTAGAAGAATCTCACGCAATATCAGTAATGCGCCATGTGTTATTTGAAATGTGTTTACTTGGAACAGGAGTTCTAAAAGGTCCTTTTAACTACGAACAATCAGTACATCAATGGGCATTAGACGATAGCGGAGAAAGAGTATACTCTCCTAAAGTTAAGTTAGTACCAAGAGTCGAAGCTGTTAGTTGTTGGGATTTATATCCTGACCCTGATGCTGTAACTATAGATGATGCAGATTATGTTATACAAAGGCATGTGTATAATAGAACACAGTTAAGAGATTTATCTAATAGACCTTTCTTTAGAAAAAGTGCTATTGAAGAATGTCTATCTGTAGGACCAAACTATGAAACAAGAAGTTATGAAACTGCCTTGTATGATAGAGAAAATCAAGAAGAGTTTAATAAAAATAGATTTGAAGTACTAGAATACTGGGGTGTTATGGATAAACACTTCGTAGAAGAAACAGGTATTGAAATGCCTGAAAGTATTGATACTGAGCTAGATGAAGTACAGATTAACGCATGGATATGTAATGGACATATATTAAGATTAGTTCTTAATCCCTTTACTCCTGCAAGGAATCCCTTTATGGTATGCCCTTATGAAATCAATCCTTATCAATTCTTTGGCGTAGGTATACCTGAAAATATGGATGATGCTCAAACAATTATGAATGGTCATGCAAGAATGGCTATCGATAATTTAGCATTAGCGGGTAACTTAGTTTTTGATGTAGACGAAACTATGTTAGTACCAGGCCAAGATATGACTGTATTTCCGGGAAAAATATTTAGAAGACAAAGTGGACAAACAGGACAGTCTATTCATGGTTTAAGATTTCCAAATACTGCACCTGAAAATATGCAGATGTTTGATAAGTTTAGACAACTTGCAGACGAGTCTACAGGTATACCTTCGTATTCACATGGACAAACAGGTATACAATCTACTACTAGAACAGCCTCAGGCATGTCAATGTTAATGGGTGCTGCCGCATTAAATATTAAAACAGTTATAAAAAATGTAGATGATTATTTACTAAGACCTTTAGGAGAAACTTTATTTCATTGGAACATGCAATTCAATAAAGATATTCCTGATATACAAGGTGACTTAGATATTAAAGCACAAGGAACTACATCCTTAATGACAAAAGAAGTTAGGTCACAAAGATTGATGACATTTATGCAAGTAGCATCAAATCAATTCTTAGCACCTTTTGTTAAATGGCATAGTATTATTAAAGAGATTGCAAAGTCAATGGACATTGACCCTGAACAATTAGTTAACGACCCTGAGAAAGCTGCAATCTTTATGAAGATGATGGGAGATATGAATGGAAATCAACAAACTGAAGGCCTTGGTCAGCAACAAGGCGGTATGGGAAATACTGGAGAAGTACCTGCAGGAGCAGCTAACACAGACACACAAGGGTCTGGAGGTGGCAACATCGGAGTCGGAACTCCACAAACTCCAGGGGAAGGCGGGTTTACTGCACCAAATACTCAACCTCAAGGAACAACTTAAAAAATAAATGGCATTATCTGATATACTAAAAAAGTATGGTGATAGTACAGCAACAGAAGGTATTATGTCTCCTTCTGCAGGAGTACAGGCAACATCAACAGAACAACAAGTATATGATTCTACAACAGATGGTATCATGACTGTTACAGGCCAACAATATTCTTTACCTACATACACAGGACCAACTGCTACTATACAATATGGTGGAGAAGAAGCAGGATATCCTCGTATGTTAAGAGAAATAGAACAAGGGGAGTTACCCCAATTTAAACAAGAAAATTTTCCAAAAGTAGGTGAAGGTAGAACTGAAGTATCTACACCTACAACTCAACCAATAACTACTACATCTTTTAAATCTACTACTCCTGATATTGACCCTTGCCCTGCAGGATTTAGATTAGTTAAGGGTGTATGTCAACCTATACAAAAATCTAGTAGAGGTGGGGGAAATCAAACTTCTACTTTTGATATAAAAGATTATACTCCTGCACTTTCTAGGTCACAAGGTTCTATGAACGCAGGTGCAATAAATTCTGCGGCTATGTTGGAATTAGAAAAACAATATGGTGCAGAATCAGCTTCAGCAATAGGATTAACGAACCAAAAATTTAATAACAGAGGGGCTATGGTAAAAGTAGCAAGAGATGAAGAAGGTACTGTTATTAGAAATCCTGATGATACAATAAAAATTGAAAGAATAATTCCTAATCCTGCAAATAATGTAGGAGAAGTAATTAATGATGTATTTACAGCAATTGGTGATGCAGCAAAATTAGTATTAGATAATAGTCTAATTGGAAAAATTGCTGATGGTTTAGGTTACACTAAAAAACAGGCTTCTAATGTTTACAAATTATCTCCTGAACAACAAAAAGAATTAATAGACTATCAAGAAAAAACAAAACTTGAATCATCTTCTTTTGGTGATATTACGAGTAAAGAATTTGGTAGCATAGATAATTTAACTAAAGATGTAAATGATTTTAAAATGCAGATAGATGCTATTAATAAAATGTTACCACCCGGATTACAACAAAAATTTAAAAATCAATCAGGGGTAACAGACACATTAGATAAGAAAAAACAACTTGAATTTAAGTTAAAAAATAAAGAAAGGGAATTAAAAAAAGCAAAACAAAAAGCAAAAGATGCCAGAGCAAAAGATGATAGTCAAGGTCTTCTTGGAGGAGGTCCTGGTAGAATTAAAGATACTAGTAAAGAAGCTAGACAGTTTGAAGAAAGATTTAGTAAACAAAAATCTAAACAAAAATTAAAAGAAGAAAGAGACCAAACGCTTAAATTTTTTGATGATAATGTAAAGGGAATAAAAAAAGAAACAACAAAAAGTGCTCCTTCAAAGAGTAGTTCTTCAAGTTCTCCTTTTAAAAGACCTGATTTTAAAAAAAATCCTAGAGGAGGATATACACGTAAATACACGGGGAGATAGATAAAATATGGAAGAAGAAATGAGACAAGGTATGATGGGAGCAGATGTTAATACATCTCCTGCTACTGCTCAACCTATGGAACTAACTGTATCAGCCAGAGAAGTTTCAAACAATTTACAAAATCTTGAAGAGCAAGAAAAAGAATTAATTACACAACTAAATGTACCAGAGTTTAGAAATTTTATGTCCAAAGTATTTGGGCCTGAGTTTGGTATGGTAATGCAAGAAGCTATACCTGAACCACAAGCGGCACAACCGCAACCACAAGTTTCACAACCAAGTGAAAGTCCTGCACCTATGACAGGTCAGGGCATGATGACGCAGCCACCCTCTCAATAGAGGCCCTGCATATAGGGGGCGACCTGAATCCAACAGCACCCCGAAGGAGTATAAATGGAACAAGACGAAAAGAACTCTACTGTTGTAGAAGAACAAAATTCTCAAGCAACAGAAGATGTCGCAACTCCAAGTCCGTATAAGCATCCGAGTAGGAACTTAATGGACAAGGAAGTCGAAACAACAGCTACCGAGGAATCTAAGGAAGAAACTGACGAGAAGAAACCTAAAGAGGACCGCCCTGTAGGAGTAGAAGATGCCGCTTTTAAGAAGCGATATGACGATTTAAAACGGCATTATGATGAGACAATATCTAAGCATAAAGATGAAGTTCTCAAACTTAAAAAAGAAAAGGAAGCAGTTGCTTCTCAACCTATTTTTAAATCTAAAGAAGATTTAGAAGAGTGGAGAAAAGACTATCCTGATATGTATGATTCTGTTATGCAATTAACTACAGAAGCTACACTTAAATCTAAACAAGAAATGGAAGAACAACTGTTGGAAATAAAAAAACAACAATCTTCTTTGTCTAGAGATAGGGCAGAAGTAGAACTTGCAAAGAAGCATCCAGACTTTAAAGAGATTCGTGAAAGCGGAGATTTTCATGACTGGGCTTCTGTACAGGATAGTACAGTACAATCTTGGCTTTATGATAATAGTGACAATCCAAAATCTGCAGCA